GCCCACGTTGAAGGCGAAGCTGACCAGAGCGTCGAAGACTCCCTGACGGCCAGAAGCAGCAGGACACAGTCTAAGTACACCACGCTCAAAACGGCTAAGGTCCTCAGCAAGAAGAGCGTCAACCTCTCCCGTCGAGAGGACGCGGTCCCAGCCAGGGGGTATCGGTATATTACGCCGTTCCTCATACTTTATCCTCGTATGGGTTGGGTCAATTACGTGGCCGACGCCGACAGTCCACAAGAGGGCAGGACAACGGTAAGGTTTATTCCTTACCCCCTCGTGGTGCTTGATCATCCTGATGGCGGCGGGGGAGACTTTCACTTCTTGTTGAACGCCTGTGTTCCAAACCAGAAGGCGATAATGCTGCTAAGAATAAGCATCTCATCGTCACCAAATACGTTCTCCATGGCCACGGCAAACGGTACGCCTTGGTTCCAGGCATACCAGATGCCCGTGATGTTAAGAGCGACCAGCTCAAGCACAAAGATGTAGGTGACAACCGGGCGAACAGAGGCTCGCAGGTTGATCATCCACTGGCTTGCGCCTTTACCGATCTCGATATCGTGCTGATACAGAGACTGCCGCTCTTCGCCAGCGGTCTGGGTCTGGATCTGCTCCAGCTTGATTTCTTCAACACGGGCTTGGGCAAGGAAACCCTTCTCCGCCAAGGCCAGCTCACGCTCCTTCTGAGCAGCAACGAGGGCCAGTTCGTGCTTCTTATCTTGCCGGTCTTGGAAGATCTGCAAAATCTTGGGGAGACCGCCTGCCAAAAATGACAGGAAGGTGCTAATCATCGTCATCATTTGTCGTTCCTCTTATTAAGCAGATCAAACAAGGTCTTGATCTTGTCTTCTAATACTGCGACCCGCAGATCAAGCTTCGACAGCACGATGATCAGCGTAATCATTGCCAGGATGACTGGCCACGCGCGGGTGAAGATCTCAAAGAGTTCCATAGGTACCCCTTACAGCACGTTGTAGATAGGCAGCAGCCGGTCCTTCAACGTCCGGTCTACGCGCCAGCCATTTTGGAAAGCGGTATCAATAGTTTCAGCAGTGGGTCCTAAAAGAGTAAACAGTGGACTGTCGCCAAAGTTCGTTGCTTGTGAAGCCCCTGTGATAAGACCAAATGGGCCGCTAAAGTTCGACTTCTCAAACGCGGTGCCAAGGTACTCCGGCCAGTCCATACGATCGGTGCGGAAGTACTTCTGATCAGCTTCAACGAACGGGAACAAAGCGGCCAGGCCAAACTTCGCGTACTCGCGAAGCTCCATGCCCATCATTGCAAGCGGCATCGTGGCTACTGCAGTCAAAGCCATCAAGCCGACAGCCGAACCAACGCGGCCCCACGGGGTACCGATGTTCTGCTCGCGAAGACGAGTCTCGGCTTCACTGAACATGCCGCCAAGAATGACTTTACCGTAGGAGTAGAAGTATCCCTTCAACTGCCAGATCAAAGCATAGTGCGGGTCAGACGCCCAGACCGGTCGCTCTGCCGCATTAGGACGGAGTGTGGAAGACTCAACGAAACGCTGAAGTCCTTGGGCTACCTTCTTGCCTTCCGGTGTAGTCAGCTTGCGGCCTCCAGCAATCCAGTCCAGCACTTCCTGACGCGTCAGGCCAAGCTCGCTGAGATATCGATCTGCTCGTGGGTTGTTGAACTCGTTGCGTGCGTGCTTGGTGATGAACTGTACGCCCATGCCAGCCGCAAACTCACGAGTGAACCGGGTGAACCAGTTCAGGCCAGTAATGTTGAACCACCAGTCAGACGCCTTACGCGCCATAGGGTCCATGTAATCAGCGTCAGCTTCAGTAATCCAAGAGTTAGCTACGGCTTCTGGCGTGACTACGCCAATGTCACGAGCCAACTGCATCGCCTCGTCGCGATTTTTAATCGTCGCAATAACTTCTTTCATGCCAGTTGTAAGCGCACCGAACTCTTTCGAGGCAATGACTGGACCAGCCAAGTCCGTTACAGACGAGATAGCAGCGAATGGAAGAATCGTGACGAACTGAAGGAACTGACCCCAGCTGTTGAGCTTACGCCAGAACGGGCTAAGCGGAGCGCGGTATCCCATGTAAGTGTTAATGACACCCATGGCCGCTTCACGGTCCTCTGGGCTAAGCGCATCGAGCAACGGCTTAAGCAAGTCGTTGCCCTGATCGTCCTTAGTAGCGCGGTCAAATTCGACGCGCTTTATGACGCTACGGATATACCGCGAAAAGGCTTCCTTAGGCGGTACGAGAAACTGTCGCAAGTCGTTACGAGAGACGTTAGCGGTGAGCTTAAGCGCCTCATTAACTCCAGCGTTCGGATCGAGCGGGTTACCTTCTACGTTGTCGCCGTTGACAATAGCCTGCTGCAGATCGACCAGCTTCTCGACGCGGCTACGAATAGTCTGCGGGTTGGCCGCCGGATCAGAACGAACGATTAAATCAACAAACGCCTGAGGATCATTAGCGATAGCAATGAGATCCAACACGCGCGGATAGTAATTCTTCTGGAACCCGATCTTAGTCTTAGACGGTGCAACATACTCAGCGTAGAACTCTTCCAAGAACTGGCGGATAGCCAGCGCTTTGCCGGTCAGCTGAGAAGTCGGCGTGTCGGACTCTGCTTCAGCAAACGCTGCGTCTAGAGCAGGATCATCCATCGCGCCAATTTCTTTCTCGATGCGGTTCTTGTACTCGTCAAACGTGCGAGCCGCTTGCGGTACAAAGCCAAGTCGACCTTTACCGGTTGGATCTTGTGCACGGACGTAGAACATGTCCGCAAGTTCGTTGCCACCGTACATGCGGAGTATGCCGTCCGCAGTCATGACGAACTTAAGGATAGGCTGAACGTACTTACTGCGCTTGAGTGCCGAAATCTTGGACTGCCAGTGTGCGGCAAGCGCCGGACCACCGCCCTGGATTGTCATTTCATCAAGCTGATAGACGAAGGCTTTCTCAGTGAAACCGAGGCCGTTCTCACTCACGCTTGTGCGGCGGGAATCTAGGACTGCGTCCATAAACTGCTCAAAGCTCTCGTTGACTGCTCCGAGCTTACCGCCGAACCGCTTGCGAAGGTTCTCGCTAGTAGCGTTCCAAAGTTTCTCAATACGGCCGACAAACTCCTTAAAGAACTTGTCGACGAGGCTCTTCGGTTGACTCTTGGCCTGTCCCTTTCTATACCGCTTGTTAGCCCATAGAGCTACTTGATCCGAGAACCACTCCTCGAAGCCACGGTCGAAGCCGTACTGGTCCTTCAGCTGCTTAAATGCTGGCGAACTTTGATACGCTTTGAAAAGACGCTCGCGAAGCGCTTTGTTTGTCAGCGCTTTATCACGTTCTTCTTTGTACAGGCTATGGCCAATTTCGTGCGCCACAACAAGGGCGTCCTGGAGTTGGTTACCAGACTCTCGGAATATGATGACCTTTCCGAACTCACCGGAAATATGTCGCCCAAGCTTATTCGGGTTGTCCCGCATCTGGCTGAGGCTCAGACGAATCGTAGCCAAGCCGCTCGGAAACTCAGCCTCAAGCTGCTCCCGAGACATAGCTTCCAGTTCAGCAAACGTGTAGATACGAGGCGGACTCTGCAGCTTCAACGTATCAATAAGATCGTTGATCACGCTTCGAACCATGCTATCGATTGAGTTCGACACCCGCTCGCGCACGGTGCGCTGCTCGGCTGCGGGACTAAAAGTGCTCGGGGCCGCGCCGCGACGGAGATCTATTGCTGACACAGGCGTGTCAATGTTCATCTGAGTAAGCAGCTCATCGCCACGTACCCCGGACTCAATCATTCGGTCAGTCTCAGAACGACCGTCAGAAACTTCGTCCGGTCTGTCCGACAGCTCCTGCTCCCTAGCTAAACCGGCTTCGCGTTGTTCTGCCGTAAGCGGTTCAAACTGCGTCCCCCTAAATAGACCATTTAAAGAGACACGGTTGGTACCAACAACAGCCGCTGTAACATTGCCAAGCTTTTTAGGGATTACAGAAGCAGCGGCAGGATTTCGGTCAGGGGTCAACTGGAACCCTGGAAACAAAGACTGCCCATCTATCTGAACGTCGTATCCTTCGATAGCTAGATCAGCAAGAATTTCAAGCAAGCCTGCACGCGCTGCCGCTTCAGGAGCTACGAAAGTAGCGCCAGTACGCGGATCTTGGCGCATCTGAAAGCCAGCGCCTTCGCGGCCTTCTACTAATCGCTGACCAGCAGCGGTCAGGTCGACAAGGTTTACTGCCGACTTCTTACCATCCGGCCCGACTACTACAACGCGAGAGTTGCGAGCGTACTTACTCTGCCGTGCGCGTTGAACAGCTGCTTGCAAGAACGTCCGCGCGTTTACGCGTGTCTCAGTGCCGTCTGTGCTTATCGAACGGAAAAGATCACCGAAGTCATCGCGGACAATCTGGAACCCACCATCAGGTGTGTCCTCAATAGATACAGCCGAGTCAGGGTTAGAACGCTGCTCGTTAGCAGCCGCGTTCAACATAGCCTCAGTCATCGCGCCAAAGCGGCGATCATTCCAGTTAGTCTCGCCGAAAACGCTCTCAAAGTTAGCGCGAGCCTGCGCTGTGTTATCAAACACGCGAGCGGGATCAGCCTTACGGCCGTATGCGCGAACGATGGTTCGTTGACCTTCAATTGTCTGAGTGCCAGTAGCAAACGTATCAACGTCAGTCTGGTCTTCAGTTCCGTCCTGATCGTCTTGAACGTCCATCTCGCGAATTTCGACAGACTGTTCTGCTTCGAAACGACGCTTGCGATCTTCGAGTGCCTTCTCGACGGTCGTCTGTTCAATTCGACCACCTTGCGGCATCAACTTGCTAGCCGCTTGGAAAGCTGCAGGGAGGTTATCCCTAGTTGTAGCCTCCTCGGACACAACCCGACCGTCCTGGTCAAACACCTGAACGACTAAGTCGCCAGGATTGGCCGCGTCTTTTACGGCGCTGTAGCCGAGAGCAACCTGAAGAGCTTTGTCGGATGCACCGGCTGCTACTACTTCCTCGACCAGATTGCGGTCAGTAGATACGATCGTGCCACGGCCAGGAATGAACGAAGCGTAAGCCAGATTGCCGTTGATTACTTTCTCAGAAATTGCGTTCGTGCGAGCCGTGACTCTTGTAGGGTTACCAGCAATCCAAACAGCTTGTTTACCGCTGTTTGGATCAAGCATCGCCCTAAGCTGTGCGTCGATATCGCGCTCTGGCTCGGGAGTCGTGCCACCAGAGAAGATGTCACCGAACTGTTCTCGGTTGATCTGGTCATTGACCCGTTGCTCACGGGCGGTGTCCAACATGCGGCGGGCACGATCAAATATGTTAGCGGCTTTATCTACAACGCCACCGGCTGCGTCGCGAGCACCTTGTGGAACTCGAGCCATTGCGTCGCCCGTAGCACCAAGCACACCGCCAGCCGCGCCAGGAGCAGCACCGCCAAAGAAGCCAGCAAAAGCAGATTCAGCTAAACGCAGGGACGCATCTTCGGCTGTGAACAGCGGGTCAAGATCAGCACGGTTGGCAACCGCGATACCTTCCTGCGCTAGTTCAGTCGTCGCTTCGATAGCGCCGCCTTGTAAGGCACCGGTTCCGATGCGCTTGGCGAAGTTAGCAAAAATTCCGCCTTCTACTGCAGCACGCTTCGTAGCCTGCTCGCCAATCAGTTTCAGCAATGCGTATTCGCTGCCTACGCCGATGGCGGCTTGGGGCACGCCGACTGCAGCAGCACGAAATGCTGTATCCCTATCAAGAGGCTGTCCAGCCTCCAGAGCTTCTGACAGGTTGCTGCCTGACAAAGGCGCGAACTCGGCAGCGAAACCGCCGCCAATTGCACCGCGCGTAGCCGCTTGACGAAGTGAGCCGTAAGCCAGCTCAGCGATCTGCTGCTCGGCGGGATCAGCAATACCCTGAACAGTACGATCAACCGAGTCCTTAATAATACGCTTGGCCGCCTGGCGGTTTACTTGGTTCAGTACACCACGACCAACAACAGCGGTCAGTGCGCCAGTACCGGCACTAGCAATAGACAGAATAGCGGATGGTACAACTTGACCAAAACCGCGCGTAGCTTGGCTAATAAAGCCGCCAAACGTAGGCTGGTCTAAGAACTGCTCAAATGTCTCAAGCCCTTCGAGCGGAGCAGCAGCGAACTCTTCTAGAAGCCTAGCTTCTCGAATGTTAGTTTCTGCAGCGCGAGTGTCGCCTACTAGCGTGTTACCTAGCGCTTTAAAATATTCGAGGTCAGCTGACAGTCCTTGAATGCCTGACTCAACAGCCCCGCTAAATTCTTCGCCAAGATTGGCCGCTCTACCGCGAAACTGCGGAGTAGGGGCGTTACCTACAAACTGTTGAAACTGAAGGTCCTCTTGAGGACTAGTCTCGTTACCAGCGCGGAGGAACTCGGCAAACGGATCGTACTGCTCAGTAGCCATGCTGGTTATTGTCTAGCGTTTTGAGCTGCTCGACCAGAGGCTATGTCTTCGTTGATGAGAGCCGCGCGTGCAAAAATCTGAAAGAGCTCAGGACCACCGTCGATGTTCTGCATTTGGGTAGCAGTTATCTCTTTGCCCTGCTGTCTGCCAGTGCCACGGTTTACAAGGTAGAACGACGTGACAGTTCCATCCGCATCAGTTACGGCGCGTACGTTCTGAAGCCTCTGAGCCATGGTGTCCACAGTTGGTTTGCTACCAAACCAATCGTAAATCACATCCTTAGCACCACCGAGTAACCCAGCGCTGGGCAGTTCATCAAATATAACGGCCGCTGCCTGAGACGATTGACCGATGTGAACGCCGTAGTATTCACGTGCTGCAACCGGATCAAGTCGAGCCATCTGGCGGATGAATGCCTCATTTCTAGGCAGTGACATACGAGCCCAATTAGAAACCGCGTCTATGTTGCCCTTAGTCGGGCGTCCGTCCACGGTTGGGTTAAGCATGGCGGCCCCATCGCTAAGAGCTTTGTCTAAAGCTTGGATATTAGCCAACTTAACTGCATTGGCATCCCCTGCTCTTTTAGCTGCGGTGGCTTCTCTGTTAGCTTGCAGCTCACGTTCCCGCAATGCCAATTCCCACTCATTAAGCTCCTGATCGCGCCGTTTGACTGCGCTCAAGAACGGGCTTCCGGTCTCGCCGGTGTTAGCAATCATCGTCATCAGCTGCTGCTGTTGCCCAGCGTCATTCGACTGAGCATAGGCTACTGCGAGTGTTGCAATTATCTCTTCGCGCGGTAGGGCCTTAGAAGCAGTACGGATTGCGTTACCGGTTGTGCCGGATACTCCGGCCTCTGTGAGACGGGCTCGCAAAGCACGGACTTCCGGCTCAGAAAACTTCAAAGCCCCACTCTGTATAGCTCCTGCTACGTCAGAGGGTGATAGCTCTCTAATACGAGAGATAACATTTTGTTCAAGGACCTGATAATCAGTTGTACGCTGAATCGGCGTATATCCGCCAGCCTTAATAAATGCCTGTTTCTTCTTATCAACGTCCTGCTTACGAGCGTTCCAATACGAGCGCGACTCAGCAGTCACGTTGGGTTTGGCAAGAGCTTCTTCGGCCTTCTTCGCATCAGCCTCGTAACCAGACCAAGTGTTTTGATTTTCGGTACGGATAAACCCGGCTTTTTGAGTGGCGAGATCAGAAATCTCGGTCTCGAGTTTCTCGCGACGCGGGTCGTTAATAGGCAGCTGATTAGCTTGCTGACGCTTAGCAGAGATACGGTTATCAAAACCTTTAACCGTGCCACTCGCCTTAAATACGTTAGCCCCAGACATTTCCCCAGCGCCGGACACGCTTGCTTCTTGCCTATCAGCCCCAAGTACCGTAGACGAAGCTCCGCCACGCATATTTACTTCGGCTTCAACACCGAGATCTTTTGCCACCTGCCAAATAAATTCTTGCTTCTGACGCGGGTCTTTAATAGCTGAAAGCTGAGAAATAAAGGTACGACTAGCTTCTACAGGAAGACCGCTAGCATCAATAGCATTTAAAACGGTGCGTGCCCCAGAGCCGCCAGACTCGGCGTAATATGGAGGTTTATTCTTATTGGCTTCGGCGATAGTGGTGCCTACACCGAGACCAGTACGAAAGCGACTTTCGGCGCTAGTAGCACCAAAGTTTGAGTTGGGAATAACGCGCGTCTGCAAGCCGGTAATAGCAAGATCAACGCCTTCGTCGATCGTGCTAGTAACAACGTTTTCGTCAGGACCAGACCCGCCTTGCGCTGTCAAAACGCCGGGGCGACCATCTCTATATGAGCCTGTTATTACGAGTCTGCCCTGCTTAAGGGCTTCTTTATCGACCCCGGTAAAAGCAAAATCCGTAGGGCCGTAGTTGTTACGGCCGATGGCTTCTTCGCGCTTATTGACGTTCATGACGTCGGCGAGAAAACGAGTGTACTGCTCGTCTCCAGCCTTAACACCTTTTGCTAAGGCGTCACGATCTATAGTGCCGTCCTTTTTAATAATACCGAGTGCCTGACCACGCCCGAATACACGGTCTGCGTCCACACCAAGTTCGGTTCTAGCAAACTTGCGTCGGTTTTCATCAGCCTCTGCTTGGGCGCGAACGTCCGCGTTTTGGTTTAGCTTGAGTTGTTCTTGTTCACGGCCAGCCCGTTCACGAGCAAGATCCAGCTCCTGTTGCTGAAGAGCAAACTGCTGCCGTCGCTGTGCTCCGGCTTGTACTCCCTGGAAACCAGCGAGGATTGCACTACCAAGATCTTGTGCCATGACTTACCTCTAGAACGCAAACGCCAAGATAGCGGCTGAAGCCAGCGAGCCAATCGTGGAGTAAGTATTTGCTTTCGACTGCGCTTTGGCCTGAGTGTAGGCGTTACGACGCGCGGTTGCGTCCCCAGCAGCAGAACCTAGCTGCTGCTGCGAAGCGCGGTTTACGCCCTGGCCGATGTTAATCAGGTCAGAAAGCAGCGCTGTGTTTGATTCGCGCTGGGCAATCTTAGCGTCATTGACCGCCTGAATACCACCCAATGTGTTGGCGCGCTGCAGACGCAACTCCTGCTGCTGAATCTGAGCAGGCGTTAGAGCTACACCGTAACGTTGGGCGTTACGAGAGGCGACGCCTTGTGTCAATGCAGACGCTACACCTACGTCTTTACGAGCCTGCTCAATCAATGAGCGGTCGGTTTGGGCTTTATTAATCAGCTGCTCTTCGAACTTACGATAGTTCTGGACATAGTCCATATACTCTTGTCGAGTCAGATTGGCATATGCCTTTTCTGGATCATCGACATTCGGAAGGTTAACTGAAGTGCCGCCGGTCGAAACGCCACCAATCTGCATCTGCTGTTGCAGACGCAGCATCTCTTCTAAGTTAGGTACTAAGTTGGCCATTGTTTAGCCCCCACCAAAAACTTTTCCGCCAACAATGGTAGGTCCAAGTCTGGATAGGCCAGGCTTGCTAGGCGTATACCCAGGTGACCAAACGACAGGCGCTGTTACTTGAATAGCCGGAGGCGCGAAGAGAGTCGGTGTATCTATGTCTAACGTCCCGCGAGACGGGTAGTTACCAGCCGCAGTGCCGTATGTGCTGTAAGCAAGACGGTCTTTCAAGCTACTAACGGCTCCGGTTTTTGGATCGTTAGGTGTGAAAAAAGTACCGCCGCTAGCTCTGTTCTCAAGACCCTGAGCGACAACAGTGCTGCCAAGCTGAGCGATAGCGGCCTGTTTAGCCTGGGCCACCTGCTGATTAGCACGAGCTTTCTCTAGCGCACTAGACGTAGCAAGACGGCTGGCCTGCGCCATACCGCTTTGTGCATCGGCGGCCTGACCACGAGCAGTACCAAGAACGCCGGTCTGCATGGTGTTTTGAACCTGGGTAGCCGCTGTGTTAGCAGCACCTAGCTGGCCAGTAAGAGCCTGCGCCATATCGCCAGCAGCAGTAGGACTACTAGCCGCTTGATAGCTAGGAGTTGAAAGAGCCTGCATTACATCAGCGTTAGCGCGGCCACGAAGGCCTGACTGAACATCTTCGGTCAGAGACTTGTCACGCATCTGCTGCAGAAGCGGATCGTACTTCTCTTTGAAGTACTGATACTCCGCCATAGCCACCGAAGCAGAAGCTTTCTCTGCCTCACTTGGCTTGTAATCAGCTGCTTTCGGTTTGCTGGCCACTATAGTTCCCTCGTATACACCACGGTATCAATCGACCAACCGTTCTCTGTTAAGTGCGGCATCAAACCTAGGAAGGGCGACCTCGTTTCCAGGTAGCTATACCCCGCCTCGCGCGCCACTCTTTCGAAGAACGATTGGTATTTAGATACCAAGCTATTCCCCCTTTCTTTAGCCCATGCGAGCCAAAGAAACATCGCCTTCTTCCCGGTGAAGGTGTCGACTTCGGTTGTCGAAACGACGAAGCCTTCACTAGTCACCCAAAGCACGGCCTGCTGATTAACGCACGCCGCGTATACATCTTCTGCCCGATATGTAAGAGACTTAGAGTTCCCTAAGATCTCTTCAATACCCGGTCTTACCCAATCCCACTCTCTACTAACGTCGGCTACGAACGGCTCAGCCGCCGCGACCGTAACGATTTCGTCGTTGTGAGAATGGAGTGTAGATTCCGCCATACGCTACCTTCCTAGCGATACCAACGTCGGCATTCCTAGCTCGACGATCAGCCTGTGTAATACCCTCGTTAAACAGCGAGGCGTAAACCTGTGCGCCGCCGAAATCAGTCCAGTCTTTGCTCGGTAAACGCAATAAACGAAACAACGCGCCGTTAACTATCGTATCGCGATACTCAGACATCAACTCATCGTCGGCAGCCGTCGAAGTCTGGGTAGGCTTCAACTGCGCTCGCACGATGGTGCTAGATGCTTTCGTAACGTTCGGTACAGGGACCATCCAAAACAAAGACTGGCTGGTCTTTACGTAGTACTCCGGCGTGCCGCGATTGTCAGCGTCTCGCCAGTTCTGCTTACGCTGCTCCAGCAAGTTTGTGCTGATCGGCTCGATGTCTTTACCATCGTGCACAACCCACATGATCTTATGCACGACAGTGCCTGACGGCGGTTCGAGATCGTACTCGTACACGCCAGCAACAGTGGTGATTGGGTCTAGTTCAGCCTGGAGTACAGCTGCCTTCTCGCACAACTCGATGACTGCTGCTCGAATGTTGTTTTCGATCAGCGTGTCCGGACAGCCGGGCACCATCGGGATGATCTCAGGTAACAGCGACTCGTAAAGAGTTGCCATTGTTTATTACCCCGCTACTGCCGGAGCTGCCATCGCAAGGCGGCTGGCGTCAAAGTTTGGCGAGGTCAACGCATCAATCTGCGCCTTGCCGGTAACAGATGCCGCAAAGAGCTGATAGTGCGAAGACGCTCGCTGCTGATTGCCAGCGTAATCGGCGTCCTTCATGTATGCCATGAAAAGAACGTAGTTCATCACTGCGTTGGCGAAGATGTCGGGGACATCAAGATTCCCACCAAGCGCAACGGTTGTGGGGTTCGCCGAGTAGATTATCTCGAGGTACGAACTACTGCCAGACGCTACACCAGGGTAAACGTAGAAGTTACGCGGGTTCTGCTCGTCGTAGATGTAATGCTTGATCACAGCAGCGTGAGCAGCATCGCCAGTCACCAACGGGTCGTGCCAGTCCGGGGTCTGGGCATCAAGAACTTCGCGGGAAACGATACGGACAGAGCGCTTGCCAACACCGTTGGAAGCGGCCGACATGTTACGTACCACTCGAAGCAGTCGGTTCCCGTCGTTCGGGATCTCCTGCTTAGTTCCGGTGGCAAGGGTGACAGTTACGTTCTTAGCGGAAGCGTCAGGCTTTAGGACAGATATCTCGCGCTGAGCATCATTGACCCAGAGTACGAGTTCATCCACCACTGGCCAGCGAACACCCGTCGTGTCCTGGAGGGTCTTTTGAACCCGGTCAATAACGCTTTGTACGGTGACAGCCATGGTCTACCTCACGAGTGTAGGAACGCCTCCCAAGCAGCTTCGCGGTCTTCGGTGCTAACTGTGCGACCAACCACGCGGTTAACTGCTGACGCTTTGGGCGTCCCATCAGCCTTAAAGTCGTCGGGATCGGCGAACTGTACCAGTTTTTCCATCCCGTTAATAACATCATCAAGAGTCTTGAACTCTTCAAACGCCTCGACCTCAACGGTCTTGGAGGCCGGTTCCGTAGTAATCTTAATCGACGATGGCTTAGCCACAATCGGATCAGGCAGCTTCAACACATCCGCTTGTCTCGCTCCCATCTGGAGGGCAAGCAATCCGATCTCATCGGATACCTCCCGCTCAACTCCTGGAAGGAACAGTACACACGCACCGCTAAGGGTGGCCACTCGGATCTCTTGGTCTGCAATGACCTTCACGGAACCTCCTGGTTTGAAAGAGTAGGGGACCCCCTCCGAAGAGAGGGCCCCCTCACGACTTAGACGGCCGTGTCGAGGCAGATCACGCCGAAGTCCTGAACGGACCCGTTGTAATCGCTGTTGTACTTCGGCTTGCGGAGACCGAAGATCTTACCGATCGAGATACCAGACTGGTTCTGGTAATCGAAGGTGTCTTCGACGATTTCCGGCAGACCGATGTCAGCCATCGCAAGCGCCTGAGCGCCACAGAACAGAGCACGACCACCGACGACGTCGGCGTTAGCACCCCACTTGTAACCAGCGGCACCGGCGTTAGCCGAGGTACCAGTGGTCGCAGTAGCGGTGTTAAAGACGTGACGGAACTCATGCACCATCACACCGTCGACCATCAACGAGCTCGAGCCAGCGAAGAGCTGGTTGCTCGGACCACGGATGCCAGCGTTACGCACGTTGGCAAGGAAGTCCGAATCGAGCTTGAGGGCGGCCATCTGCTGCGGCGTCACGAAGAGGTGGAACACCTCGTCGTTGCCAGCGCCACGGACACCACGAATGTAGTTGTCCTTCGCGTAGGCCTTGAGCTCCACGACATGGCGGTACTTGAGGATGTCGCCAGACGTGATCGCAGTCGTGTCACCGGCAACGATATCGTTGCCCGAAACGCGACGATGACGGGCAGCGGTCGGGGCCGACACGTCCGAGGCGAACTCGAGGTTCGACAGGTTCTGACCAGAGGCCAAAACCGGGCGGAGACCACCGCTCGTCTTGTGCGTGTAAGCAACACCGGCGAGCGTCAAGAACGCGAGCTGGTCCATACGATCGGCCATCGCGTAGGCGAGGGCGTCACGGCTGGTCTCACGGAAGTTGACGACCGACTTCTGATCAGCGAGGCGACCGGCAATGCGGTTCGCAAAGCGCAGCTGATCGAGCTCGATGGTGATGTCGTAAGCGCGGAGCGCCTCTTCATTACCCTCAAGCGCGCTGTCGCCCGTCACGCCGTCACCGGTCATATCGGCGAGCAACGTGA